ATCTCCACAACCTCATGGCTGAAGCCGAAGCGTTGCTCGTTGGCAAGCAGCCAATCCATTACTTTCTTGTTGCCGGTATTCGCAATATCTATGGCGATCCCAAGCATGTGACGTGAGCAAGTCTTCGGGTCATCGTTAGGTGCAGCTAGTGGGGCGTTGCCAGGCTTGAGATACCACTTCTCACCGTTCCAAGTGCGTGTCGTAGCCCCAGCCAACGGTGCCTTCTGGTAGCGAGTCACGAATCCTGCTCGTTGCTGTTCGATGCTGCGGAAAGTATCCCCGCTGCTCGTCGGTTTCAAGATGACACCATCAGCCTTAGCAGCCGCAATCATTGCCTCAACTGCACGGGCTGCACAATGGTGCATCATTCCGCCACAAGACAGTCGACGCAACATTGGTGTTGTGATCTCGGACGGCTTCTTGCCTTTGAGATGTTCACAGAACTTGATCGGCACCACAGGCCAAGGCATCTTGGTCATGGCTACTTCTTCTTTGCGCCGAACGCCTCATTGATTTCTTCGGCAGTCAACTGACCATCCAAAGAGGCTTGAGCCAACTTCTGAACGACGGTGGCAACAGCGGCGAACCCAGCCAACACAGCCGACTTCCAAATCTCTAGTTCCGGTGCGATCACAGCAGAACCACCAACAATGGCCAAGGCTGACGATAGGAACACAGCGACAATACGGCCACCCACATCTTGAATCTTCTTCATGACTTGTCTTCTTTCTTGGTTAGGACACCCACAAGATGAAGAGCCAAAGTTCCAACCGTCACCCAGATGGCAAGCTGCTGGGTGAACCCAGACAACGTGCCAATCGTGATGATGGATGCGCCGATAGTCCAGAGGAGTGCGTGAATCTCGCCCCAGAATCTCATTGTCGTCTCCGTAAAGTAGGCGCAGGACTTGCCGCTAATAGTACAGCACCCAACGCAACCAACGCACGACGCTCAGACACAGGTATGCGTGAATCAACCGGCACATAACTATCGGCGAACCCTGAGAAGATATTCAACACCGACTCAAACGCTTCACGCACCTCAGACGGCGCATCCTGCACCGCAGCTACCACCTCAGCAGCTTGCTCCACAGACAACTCGTCCGTGCTGATCTCATTGAACAACGCCTCAGCCTGAACACTGGTAATGGCGGCAAGCACTTCAGGGCTTGAGACGAATGCGGCGGCTTGGTTGGTGTCTAGGTCTTTGGTGATGAGGTCGTCGACTAGGGCAACGATCTGTTCTTCGGTTGCTTCTGAGAGTTGTTCGATGACGGCATCAAACTGTTCTTCTGTCAGGGCTTCTTTCACGTCTGGTGGGGCTAGGGCGGTGTCGGGTGGCGGTGGCGCAGTGTCGGGGATTGGGAGTGTCTCGGGGGCTTGTGGCGCGTCTGGTGGGCTTGTGACGAACGGTATGGTTTGGGCTGGAGGAACAGTAGGGTTTGTTGCTGGAGGGTCTGATGGGATTGGTTCTGGAATTGGTTGTGTCTCTGGTGGTGTGGGTTCCGTATCTGGTGGTGCTGGCATCGTTGTGGGTGGTGGCGGAACCGTTGCAGGTGGCTGCGCTGGCGGTGGTGATGGTGGTTCTGTGGTGGTCGTGGTTGCAGGCACCGTCGAGGTGGTCGTAGTTGAAGACGTTGTTGATTGTTGTGGCGTGGTCGTCGTTGATTCTGTTGATGTTGTTTGGGGTAAGGAAGAAGTAGTTGACTCAGCCACAGTCGTTGTGGACACATCGGTTGTCGTTGAGGCCACACCGCTTGTGGTGAACGCTTCGTCCGGCACAATCTCCCAATCACCATCGTCAATCTTCCAAGCCAACATCAGGCAGGTGCCACCGCCATTCTCATACATCCACACCTCTAGTGGCTGACTGCCAGGCTCAAGGCTGAGATTGCCTGACATCGACCAGGTGCAACCCTGGTCATACCAAACACCAAACGTGTTGCCACCAATCGTGATCTCACCACCATCATCAGAAGCCAACATGAACTCAATCGTGGTGTGTTCTGGAATCGTGATGAAACCAGTCAGATGCACCATGAACAGATCATCAGGACAACCCTCAACAGGTTCACCGTCATAGCTGCGATTGATATTGTTCTCAACCTCGCTCGCACACAACGTGTACAAACTCGTTGACTGCTGAGGCGGTATCTCGTCTACAACGTAGTAAGAGGCATCCAAGCCTTGAACCGCATCAGCACGAACAACGAACGGGAAGAAACTGAGAACTACCGCAGGAAGAACTATCAGCCAACGACTAACACGCACATTGGTCAGCCTAGGAGGGCTGCGGCTTCATTTGCGGTTAGCCCAAGTTTGTCAAGGACTGCCTGCCGTGCAACGGCTTTTGCAGCTACTGCGTCGGATTGTGCTTGCCATTCAGCCAAGTCAAGTAGATGCTGATCGTGTTCCGCTTTAGTCATTTCGCGTACTTCATCGCCAATTTGTATAAGTGGTTTTGTCATTGTTCTAACTTTCGCTCAGTCCATAGACACGGTAGAAACCTGTGATATTTCCGCCGACATGAAAGGTCAAACCATCATTTGCTTCGGCAGTACCATACACTCCGCCAAGCAAAATTGCTGATGCTTGGTTTCCGTTACTTGCACCAAAACCGTCAGCACTTACCGTTGTCTTAGTTGCTGCATTAGTTGGGTCATAAACCGTTATATTGAACTTTCCCATAAAGTCGTTTGTACTCGTTATGGCAGCCATGTTTAGACTGGTCGCAAGGTTTGACCCCGTAACGTCTGACGCACTTGATGAGGCAGCCCGTAAAGAACCGCCAGAATATAAAGAACCAGTGCGTGGAGTTCCTGCGTTATTGACTCTCAGCAATAATTGTTGGTCGCTTCCGCTAGCAGTAATCTGCAAAATGACTTGATAAGTCTTATAGGTAGAAGTAAAAACCCCAGAGGCCATGCTCACAGTTGTAGCGGCACTAAAACTTGCGCCCGTAATATACACAAGACCTGGCGTAACACCGACAGACTGCCAAGCCGCACCGTCGTAGTATTGAGTCGTATTGGAATCTTCAAGATAGGCAAACTGACCCTCTGCCAAAACCTTTTCGCCACTACCGCCAAAAGCGTCATTACGCGTTGCTGTACCGCTGAACACCGGTATGCCATTTGAAAGCAGATTTTGATTCGCTGCGGTCAAGACTTCCGCTGATGCGAAAGTCGGAACCTTAGTCTGTGCATTTGCGCCCATGATGCTCCTATCCTAGTCCAACGGTTGCGTCGTCAAGTTGCGACGTGTCAAGTATAAACTGTGTGAGCAGATCAATCTTGCCGAACCCGATATTCACTTCATGTCTGGCAGGGCTGAGGCGGTGTTGGATGGATTCCACCACAACATTCTGGGTGACTGTGAGCGGGACACCGCTGGTGAACACACGGGTCACCGCCAGAATGTCACCAATCTCCAAAGCTGCAATCTGCTCCTGTTGTGCAGCCGTCAACATGTTGACCAGAACCGAAGCCTCCGAAAACCTCACCTCCGGCTCACTGAACCTACCAACCAGATTCGTAGCCAAAGCCGACCCAGCCGCAGCTGTATCCAACGGGATGTCAGTCAACGAGAAAGTCTTGATCCCGTACTCTGTTTGGCTGGCCGTACCATTCGCCACACTCGACACCGTTCCACCAGATATCTGAACGGTGGCACGGTTCACCACAGTCTCAGCACCATAGACATTGGACAACGACTGAATCGGAATGGCACCAACCGCAGTCCCACCAAGACTTGCCACAGCCGTCCCAAACGAAGTGGACACACGCGCATCAAAGTTGATGTTCCCAGATCGGTCAGCAAACAAACGACCATCCTCAGCGAACTGCACAGCCTGCAAAGCAGCCAACGCATTCGTCGCATCCTCATAGGCAACCGTGCCACACGTTGCCACACCAGTAGAGATCGAACGCAAGGCTGTAGACCAAGCCACCTCACTCCTGTTCAGAATGGTGTTCACGCGGGCTGAGGTGAGTTCGGCCGATGGGGTGAATGCGGTGAGTGTTGTTTGTGATAGTTGGGCTAGGGCATCGACGGCGAGAATGGTGGCTGTTGAGAGTTGTGGTTCCGCATAATCAATGTTCAGGTCGAAGACGTAGCCTGAGAACATCGAAGCTGTGCCAGCGGTGCCACCGTACACCTGCACCTGGCGACGTGGGGCAATACCCAACGCACCCTGATACCAAGGTGAGTCGGTGTTGAGTGGGTCAAACTGGCGGCCTGAAGCCTGATCGTTCGCAACGATGTTCAGAGTTCCTGCGTTGAAAGTGTCCAACTGTGTTTGACGGCCACGATTGATGTTCACTGCTTGCACATATTCGGTGATATCAACAAACTCTGTTGAACCATTCAACACATCCGTGCCATCCAATGTTGATGAATCAAGTGTGAAAGCGTCAGCAAGAAAGCCGACATCCAACAACACCTTGACCGTTTCCCCCCACTTCATCACCTTCGCCATCAGCCGAACGTCCCCGTGAACGGGTTCCCTCCATTGTTCCTGGCGCGACGATCAAGGATGTCTTGAATCTCCTGAGCCACAATCTCAGGACTAGACACCAACCCAGCATTCACATTGATGACCGTCTGTCCAGAGTTCTGTGGGAATGTACCGGTGAACGGATTGCCACGAACCGAAGCAGGAACATCAGCTGAAACAGCCATCGGATTCGGAACACCAGCAGCGATCTTCGGATACAACTTTGCGATCTCCGCAGACTTCGCATTGGCCTCATTCAAACGCTCCTGAGCCTGAGCCTCACGATCAATCGCATCAGCCACCGCAGCCGTCGCATCCTCCTGACGTTTCTTCGCATCAGCCAACGCATCAGAAACAGATGTGTACAAAGCCGAACCAATCGTTGCACCCGTCACAGCCTGATTCAACAAATCTTGCGACACAGTCAAATCATCAGTCGCCCGCACCTGCTCATCAACAGCATCAGCAGAAGACAACTTTGCCTCAGCCAAAGCAATCTCAGCCTCACGAATTGCCTGCGGCGTTGACTCAGGGTCTTTACGAACATCAGCAAGATTCTTCTCAGCATCCCGAACCGCGAACACCGACTGCTCGACACGATACCCAGCCCGCTCCAACCCACGTTGCGCCAACTCCAAATCCTTAGAAGCCTTACGAGCTTGAGGAGAATCAGCACCATACCCAGCCACAGCAGCATTGAACGCATTCTGTGCTTCAGTCAGATTGGTGTTGGCCGCAGTCAACGAATCCTGTGCATTCTTAGAATCCTTCTGCGCAGCCGTCAAGGACTTCTGAGCAGATGAGGTGGACTTCAACGCATCGGTGTACAACTTCAACTTCTCTGCCGCAGTCTTCAAAGTCTTGCTCGCACCCTTCAAGCCCTTATCGTCATCCTCACCAGACAAGTCCTCAATAGCACCGGTCAAACCTTGTTGCGCACGAATCGCTGAAGGGACACCTCGCACCGCATAGTTGTCAACAGCCCTAGCAAACCCATCAAACTGTGCAGACAACTTGTCAACATCAATGAACTCGTCAAAGGATTTGGCGAAAGTCTTGACCGCATCCAAAGGGCTGCCAGTCAAGAATTGGAAGTTAGCCTTCAACACATAGAACGAACGAGCAGCCACATTGGCCGCCCCCGCAATACCAAGTGTCAATGCCTTGAACGCATTGATGATCTTCGGTGCCGCACTCCCAGACTCGTACACCAACTGCTGGAAACCTGCAATCAAACCCTTCTCACCAATCACCGTCGTGATTCGCTGTACGGCTGGGGCAACATTGTTGACAAGGAATGTGGCGAACTTGTCAAGATAAGGAAGTAACGCTGCACCTATCGTTTCGATGATCTCACCGAACTGGCCTTGAATGATCTTCAGTTTGCCACCGAAGGTATTTGCAGCCGCATCCGCAGCACCACCAAACTGACCTTCCAACAACTCCAACACTTTGCCAAAGTCCTTCGACTTCTTGGTTGAATCATCAAGCGGAATACCAAGTCGAGACAACGCAGTGAACTGTCCTTGGCTTGCCTTAGCCAATGCCAAAGTGACCGAACCCAAGTCTCGACCTGTTGCCGCCGAAATGTCTTGAGCAGTGTTCAACAAATCTTGTGACTTGGTCAGATCACCAGTTGCACGAACCAAAGTGCTAAGCGAGTCACGCAGCTCCACGTCACTTGTGCCGGTACGTAATTGGGTCACCGAAATGTATCGTTCAGCCGAAGTGGTCAACTCCTCATTCGCACCAAACGTCTTCTCCAACTGTCGTTGCAACAGTGCTTGAGACTTCTCATCCTCAATCGCAGCCTTCGCAGCGATAGTCAATCCAGCAGCAACAGCACCAAACGCAGCAGTCGCAGCCAAACCGATATTGCTGAAACCTGGGATCAGGCCACCTGTTGCCTTGTTGATTCCTTTGAGTCCAGAACTCAGCTTGTCAAAGCCACGCGTTGCGTTATCGGTATCCGATAGAAACTTGACAACAAACGTGCGCTCACCAGCCATGCGCCGATTCTACTCTGATGCCTCCAACTGCTGACGCAAAGCACGAAACTCTGTCAACATTGCATCAATTAAATCGTTGCCTTCCAAGCCATCCCAACAGGACAAATCGACAGGCTCATTCCACCAAGCCTCAGACAACAACACCGACTCATGGCGACGCGCACGAGGCTGACGCACCTGTCGAGACTTGACAGGCTTCGGTTGCTCAACAACATCCCAACTGAAATCGGTATCCAACAACGCACCACGACCCTCATGAAACTCAAAGGTCTGATCTGGTGCATGCTGTGGAAGATAGAACAACCGTGCAGGGTCTTTCGTCTGAGGGTCACCAACAAGATTCAACCGTTGATGCAAGCCCTCCCAAACTGCCCGCCACAAACCAGCAGGCACACGCTCAGCCAAAGGCAACACCAAGTGATAGTGAGGATCATCATCACGATGCGAATAGGTTGAATACGCAAACCACTC